GCCATAGCACTGGGGATCAACGCGGCCACAGCACCCAACGCGACCATGATACCGGACAGTAGACCGATGCCGGCGATGGTTTTCACCAATACGCTTGTATCAAGTCCTGCCAGAGCATCAATGATGCCGGAGAAGAATGCCGCGATCACATTGACTGCCGCCTGAATGAGTTCGGGTAGCCGCTCCGCAATGCCATTCAGCAGGTTGATCAGGAACAGCATGATAGAGTCAACGATTTCCGGAGTATAGTTTGCAAGGGAAGCGAGCGCGCCGGACAGCAAGGCCAACGCACCATCAGCTATTGCCGGAACGCACTCGACCAGCACATCCACCAGCGTGAGTATGACCGCCTTGACGGCCTCGCCGATCGCGGGAGCCCCCTGAGCGATCACGCCGCAGAACGCTATAATAGCCTCACCGAGCTTTTCGGCAACGGCAGGAATCAATGCGGCAATCCCTGTGATGATCGTGCTGAGTCCTGCCACAATAACGGTAACGCCGGCGCCGAGAGAAGTAGCCAAAGCGGTAATACCGACTGCAATAGCCGACAGTCCGGCACCGGCAGCGAGAAGACCTGCTCCGATAGCTGCGGTACCGACCCCGATCAGAGCAAATGCTCCGGCAAGTGCCAGGATCGTCGGAACAAGAGGGGTCAGCACAAGACCGGCCACACCGATCACGGCAAATGCACCGGCAATCGTCACAAGCCCCTTGGCAATGCTCTCCCAACTCATCGAGCCAAGAGCCAGCAGGACCGGAGTCAGAACAGCCAATGCACCGGCCGCCACCAGCATGGCAGCAGAGCCAGGCAAAGTACCGTTCATCACATTCAGACCGATGGCAAGCTCCGCAAGAGCGCCGCCCATTGTGACGAGTCCCTTTGCGATCTCTTCCCAGGTCATACCGCCCATCTTTCCGAGGGCATTTGCCACGATCTCAAGTGCTGCACCAACAGCGATCAGACCAACACCAACGCTTATCGTGTTCTTCGGCATCACCTTCATAGCGATAGCCACTTCGGCCAATGCGCCGCCCATAGCGACAAGACCCTTGGCGATCTGATTCCAGTCAAGGTTTCCAAAGTCACCCATCGCGGAAGCAAAGATCTTCATAGCAGCGCCAATCCCAATCATCGCGATCCCTGTGGACACCAGACCCTTTGCATCGCCGGTCAACTTGGTAAAGACCGTGATCTCCGCCAGAAGAATACCGATGGAGCCAAGCCCCTTCACAAGCTGTCCGAAGTCAAGATTACCAAGATCCTTGCAGGCGGATGCCAGGATTTTGATTGCCGAGGCAAGGATGACGATGCCCGCCGCTGTTGTCAAAGACTTTCCACTGAACTTTGCGGTGTTCATGAACAGCGAAACCTCTGCCAGCAGCACGCCGACACCGGTAAGCCCTTTTACAAGCCCATTCCATTCAAGCGTTGCAAGGTCTGTGCAGACCGACGCAAGGATCTTGATGGAAGCCGCAAAGAGAACCATCTGTGTCGCGCCCTTCATCGAAGAACCGCCGCTCATGTTGAGCAGCTTCACAGCACCGACCATCGCAGCCATCAAGGCCGTCACACCGGCAACGCCTTTTGCAAGCTGTCCGCCATCCAAGTCACCGATTTTCTTCAGAGCTGATGCAAGGATCAGGATGGATGTCGACATGGCGAGCATCACCGTCGAACTCTTCACCGCACCTTTAACATCTCCGCTGATTTTGGTAAAGACCGACATAGATGCCATCAGTTCAGCAAAGAGAACCGTAATAGCCCCAAGTGATGCAGATAACTTCTCACTATCAATAAGAGAAATCGCGACGATAGATGCCGCCAGAATCGCAATAGCGCTTGCTATTTTCAGCAAAGTTCCGGCTTTTAACTGCGTCTGATACGCCTCAAAGCATCCACGAACCCCATCCAGAATCCCCTTCACATTGTCAAGAAGGCCTCCGACTTCATCGAAGGGCTTCGTCAAACTATTGGTGAATTTGGTTATGGCAATCGCAATACCGCCGATAGAAATTCCGTTCAGTAGGTCGATAATTCCGCTGAAATCAGCGTTACTCACAGCAGTTACGATCTTATTGATACCGTTACCGACCACATCGAAAATACCACCGCCAATTTTCTTAGCGGCAATGGATAGTGCTTGAATCAATGCGGCGAATTTCGACACATCGGTATTTCCGCCAATTTTAGAAAACGCACCGGAGATGCCGTCTTTCATCCCGATAATGGCATCCTTGACCTGACCGGCACGCTCTTTCAGCTTCTCCAGGATCGTGTGCAGGAGTTCCAATCCGGGAACCTGAATCTTCTCCTTGGCAGTACCAAAAAGTTCTTTCAGAGACTCCTTCGCTTCGTCCAGCGTCGGCAGACCGAGGTATTCACGAACAGACTCGGCAAAATTCTTGATGGCCGTTACAGCACCGCTCACAAAGTCAGAGATTTTCTCAATGCTTTTGCCAAAGATGTCGTTCTTCTTGATTGCTTCGTCAAGCTTGACGAGCCATTCTCCGATAGAACCGGTCACGCCGAGAACACCGCCGCCTAAGCCAGTCACTTTCCCAAGAAGAGAACCAACAGGACCCAGAATTGCACCGATCGCCTGCTTGCAAATATCAAGAATGGCGAACAGACCCTTGAAGGTGTTCTTCAGGTTTTCAGAAGCCGTATCACTTAGCGTCAGCTTTTCTGTGAACTTCAACAGTCCTTCCGTCAGATTATGAAGCTGTTCCGCAGTGGTTGGTGGAAAAATATCACGAAAGGCTTCTGTGATCGGCTTGATGACTGTCCCGATCCCCTTGAGCGTATTCTTGAGGGACTCGATCAGCTCGGTTCTTCCGCCAAGGTCTTTCCATCCCTGAAGCACCGAATTACGAGCATCAGACTGCGTATCAATAAATCCGCCGATCGCCTGGCTAAGACCAGTCCACAATTCCTTGGCTTCCTCAAAGTCACCAAACAGAATTTCCCAGGTATTCGCCCAGCCGGAGCCAGCAGCTTCCTTTAAGGTGTCCATCAACTGTGAGAATGTCTTAACATCCTGTGCAGCCGCGAATGCCTTCTTGCCGATGTCGGTCGTTTCATCAGCATAATTACGAAGCGTGCCAACAAGAGCTTCCGTCGTCATCCACTGATCCTGCAAAGAATCGTTAAAGTTATGTGTGGCATCAATGACATTTCCCTTGACGGTCTTATACATTCCGTCTGCGGTTTTCGTCAAAGTTCCGCACGCAACAGCCGACTCCAAAAGCTGCGTCTTGAATTCCACCGTTGCCATGTTCGCGTTTTCAATGGATTTCCAGTCGATCAGCTTGACATATCCTGCGGACAAGGCCTGCGCAAAGTTATACATCGCACGGGAAGCCTCGTTTGCATTTGCACCGGATACGGCAGCCACATTCGACACGCCCTGGATAGCCATAACAGCATCTTCAAGGCCGACGCCGGCATTCGTGAACTTACCGATATTGGAGGTCATATCCTGGAAAGAGTAAATTGTCTTATCGGAGTAGGTGTTCAACTCCTGAAGATACTTGTTGACCTCCTCCAACGATGCGCCGGTGCTCATCATGATAGTCTGAATGGAGCCCATCTTAAGCTCGTATTCGTCAAAGCCCTGCTCGACAGGCTCCAATGTAAACGATTCGATCATCCGTTTTCCGGTATTGATGACCGAGTTGGTAATGTTTGAAAGGGCGGTCACCGCCATGACTTCGAGCGCCGAGAATTTCATCCGAACAGTCTCGACGGAATTGCTAAGGGTCGAAAGGTCGCACTTTTTAGCTGCGTCGCCAAGGCCCTTCAGACCTTTAGCCGCACCGTCCAGATCCAAACCCTCTTTGAGTTTGTCGAGTGTGGACAAACTTGTCTTCACACCCGCCTCGAATTGACGGTTGTCGAATCGCATTTCAACAACTCTCTCGTCGATCGTTGTGCTCATGTCTTCGTGACCTCCTTCCATGCGTCATTTGCGATTTGATCAAAAATAGGCCGGATAGCAGGATTGATGTAATCACGCCCCGCTACCCAGCCACTGGTTCCAGTTCCATGCCCATACTGCAAAATGATGGCGATTGGAACTCCATTTTGAATATTTGAATTGTGAAACGAGATGCTCACAAAACCTTTCTTATTCGTGATCTCGTAATACCACGATTGGGCCGTTTCTCCAGAGTCAACAGGCGTTGCAGACGCAAGAGCGGCCACTCCGGCTCGGCCATACTGATCGAGGTCTCCGAGATGCACCGTTTCTTTGGCTCTCTCCAAAAACCTCGTCAGCTTGGAGAAGTCGCCCTTTTGTCTGAACGTGATCATGTTTTCCTCCAAATTGCACTTGTTTACTTCTTCAAATACTGAGAACTGCAAAATCCGGTGTATGTGACACCCTTGTAAGTGACCTGAACATAAAGCCACTTTGTATTGCCAACAAGCGTGTAGTACCCATAATTTGCAACTTTCGTACCTTTGGGAAGTACGGCGAGACTGGCCTTGCCGGTTCCTGCGCCATTACGGATATGCAGCCCAACATTTGCCATGACAACATAAGTACCAGCCAAAGTCTTATCGAAAGACCTTGCTGCCTCGGTTGCCTTTTTAGCACTTGCGGGCTTGCTTGCCGAGCCATTACTCGGCGGTGTCGTCGTGTTGGAACCTGTCGAACCAGCTTTGGCAGCATACTTGGGGAGACAATAGCCTCGAATGTATTTGCCATTCACCCGCAAGGTTCTATACCCAACGGCGTCACTCATATTTCCTTCGATGACCTTGATGGAATTTCCGGAAACACTCACCACAATACCGACATGATCAGCGGCACCGGTATTATCACCCACGCCGTTATCTTGCCAGTCGTACATAATAACATCGCCCGGAGAGGGGACATAGGCATCATTCTCTTCCCAACGACCGATCTTCTTATAAAGATTGATCATTGCTCCGCATCCGCATTCAGTCGGCGCGATCTCTGTCAAGCCGGCCTCAATAAACACAGCGCTCACAAAAGTTGCACACCAGGCGTCTGTGTATTTCACGGGGTAGCCTCGTGCAAGTGGTTTGTGACTGTTATAGAGGTCGATGATTTTTCTATGCGAGCCATTGCTTTCCTTGCATCCGAGATACTTCTCTGCGATCGAGACTACTTTGGCTCTCAGTTCTTTTTCTGTCATGGTGTTACCCCCTTGTATTCCACTGCTTCCGTCGGGCGGCATTCAGCGCTTTATACTGCGCGGCAACCTCCGCTCTCGAAAGCTTCTGAGGCGGCGACCCCTCCACATTACATACATTGATAAGGGTCAGCAGCCGGTTCAGATGCCATTTCTGGCACTCAAACGGGATACCGTAGGAGATCATCCAATAATAAATGACCTCTGCCGTGACGATTTTACGGCTTCCACCCTTTTTCTTTGCATTGGAGATGGTCGTGGCGGTCATCGGAGCGTCAATGTACTCTGTGACCGTCTTCAAATTTGCTGGAGTGATCGCTTTATACACATTCGGGTCGACATTCTGTGTCAGCGTCATGCACCGGATGTAGTCGATCGTCTCTTCTATGGTCATCGCCTTGCGGGACAAGTAAGGCTTGCGCCATTTGGCTTCCCATTTTGAAAGAGAGACCAGCGAATGCTCCAGTTGGAGCGTCTGCTCCTTGGTGTTGATAAAGCTTCCGACTCCGTCAAACAATTCGGTAGCCGGCACTGTGATCTTCAGCATCGCCGGTCCTCATTGTCATCAATTTTCAGGAACAGCGGGAACTTCGGCGCTCTGATCGGCCGGGGCTGCCTTTTCCGTCTTGGGAGGAACGATGCCGTTGACGAACTCGCTCGCAGCCTTAGCGTCAGTTGCCAGCTCCATGAACAGGTTGCTGTACGCCTCGGTCTGAGCGAAGGCATCGCGAACCTCCTGGTTCTTGATGAAGCGGCGGCCATCCGGAGACTTCTCACCGTAAGCGCGCAGAATGATGTCCTTGAAAGTCTCGATGATGACCTTACCGTTCTGTGCGGCCACGATGCGGTTGATCATTTCGACGAGGCCTCCCTCAACGGAGACCTCCAGTTCAGTCACCTCAGCCTGCGTCAGGTTGAAGTAAAAGTCCTCCTTACGAGTGGTACCGTTGTAGTCGGTATAAGCGATGGTTTTCTTAAGCATGATGCTTTCTCCTTTCAAAAATTAAAGAAAGCGGAGCCCTCGGTGAAGAGAGCCCCGCTTTAGCAGTTCTTGTACCGTGGATCAGCCGGCAGCCTTCATCAGCTCGATGACCTTCTCGGGCATCGGAAGCGTGGGTTCGGTAGCCTGGTCGCCATCGGTGCCGTACAGCATCTCCTCCAGCTTCGCGAGCTTGGCCTTGTCGGTCTTAGTGGAGTCGATGACCAGATGCGCGGTCGGCTTGAAATTGGGGACATCCACAGGCGTGGTGCTGATCTCCCAGCTCATGGTGGCAGCCTCGGGGCTGTCATTCACGGTCTGGTTGTTCTTCTCAGAGGGAGAAGCCTGCGCACCATACACCAGATGGAGCTTGTAGCCGTAGTTCGTACCAACCGTATCATTGCCGATCAGCGTGCGATAGCAGAAGCCGAACATCTTGCGATCCTGCTGGGCGATGGTGACACCCGGGGCGATCTCAGCGCAGCCATTGCAGGCCTCGAACTCATCGGGATAGGTGTAAGCCTCGATAGTGGCGCCGAAGTCCTCGGCACTCATCAGGTTCAGGTACTTGATGTTGTCCGCCCAGACGGCATTGGGCTCGCCGCCGGAGGGGCTCTCGTTAACGGCGCTCAGGCCGTACCAGGGCACACCTTTGCCGTATGCATTGTCCTCGCCCATCGGGAACAGGACGCCGTGGTCGACGCCGGTCTCATACAGACGCTTGCCAACTTCATCCCATTTGATTTTCATAGCTGTTTCCTCCTTGTAAGGTTAGAAATATAGGTTGAACACATCATGGTTCAAATTATCTTTGGTATAGTGGCGTTCATGGCTGCACATCGGAAGAAGCGCGATCTTACTTGGGATCTCGCTGTCTGGATTTCTGTAAATCACAGTCACCTGATACCGGTCGTGAAGCGCATAAGGCTGATTGTCAGCAAAAGTAGGTTCAATACGGCTGCGCTCGTAAACGATGCAGTCATAAATCATTTCCTTGCTGGCGGGAGGCTGAAAGTACACACGGCACTTTTCGCCTCGGTCGGGGCATCCAAGAATGTCAGATAGCGTCTGCTGAAGAAGCAGTCTCTCCATTGTAGACACCTCCGATCGTCAGGATCAGCCTTGGATAATTGACTTCAACATTGGAGATCTTCCAATTCGCCCCCATAAAGCCAACATACCGCATCCGGTGGAAATTCTGATTGGCAAACGGATCGGCGACTATGCTGATCTCATTTGCAACATTGATGTCGTCATTGAGCGTTTCCGATGACTGAAGACGCCTGGTGTTACGGGTCAAGTCTCCGAAGTACATTCGCTCTGTGATCTTTTCCACATATACACCAGGCGCCGTTTCCACCGTCTCAGCATAGCCTACCGGTCCATAAAATTTTGCCATTTTGAATTTTCTCCCTTAATCGCCTTCGTGACCGGTATCCTCGGTCTGGCCGGAAGAGGTCTTCACGGGCTCTTCCAGCGCGATAGCGGACCACAGTCTGGTCAGCGCGCCGGAAATACGAGTCTCGATCAGATACTTCTCCTGGTTAAAGTCGATGTCGAACTGGTTGAAGCGAGTGATCTCGCCGCCCTTGGTGGAGCC